TTTCGCAAGTGTGGGCGTTGCGGATACCAGTCACAAGACATTCCGCGAGATGGAGAATAGATTATGGCCGTAGGTATCACGCCTGACATTAGCAATGAAAATCCATACATTAGTGTGGCTGAATACAAAAATGCGCCAACGGCAATTAACTATGACATGTTGGTTGTGGGCGGTAATGCCGCGGCTCAAGATGCAGAACTGGCAGAAGTTATTTTGCGCGCTTCTTCATACATGAATGAGTACCTTAATCAAAATCTTGTGGCTACTCAGTACACAGAAACACAGCGCATACGCTATTCAGCATCAGGCGGGTATTACGCACTACACCCTTACAACTCTCCTATTATTTCTTTGTCTGAATTTTATTATGGGGCAAACCCAAATCAATTAAATGAATTACAGGATTGCTCAATAGCATGGTTTGAAGGCCAACAAATTATTATCCCAGGCAATTACATTGGTTGGAACTACACATCTCAAGGCCCGCTTCAGTTTGGTGGATCTATTGGGCAAAGCAATTGGACATTTACTAAGTACACATACATTGCAGGGTTCACCAATACAGAAATTGCAGTGGCTACCCTTGCAGGAGATACGACTTTAACCGTAGCCAGTGGCATAGGTATTTTGCCAGGCGAGCAGTACCGCATTTTTGATGGTCAGAGAACTGAGCGCGTAACGGTTGCAAGCACCTATGTTTATGGATCAACCACCGTTCCTTTAGTTGCCCCTATGCTTTTTGCTCATGGTGTGGGCGCAACATTTAGCAACCTGCCAACTGTTCTCAAGCAAGCCTGTATTTTAATTACAACCGCATTTATTAAAATGCGCGGTGATGCTTCTACAACTATGGCTTACACAACCTCACCCGCAGGAAACATTCCTGGTTCAGTGCGCTACGGAAATGACATAGCCGTAGCCCTAGACATGGTGAACAAGTACCGCAGGATCAGATAATGCCTGCCGTACCTATTCTCACAGGCCGCAACGCGGTACGCCAAACGCTCTCATTGTTTTTGGCTAATCCTAAAATTCAAAATGTTAATCAAATTTTTACATCTTTTCCAAAAATCATCAACTACCAGGTAAACGCTGAACCAGGTCAAGCCACAAGGGCGGCAGTTGTTATTTACATTGCTGATGAGTATGAAACCCGTTTGGCTATTGGTGGGGCAACTGATGGTTGGAAACGCATTGATTACACCGTAATTGTTCAAGTGTTTTGCATTTCATTTCACCCTAGTTCAGAAGATGTTATGACTGACTTTGACACAATTATTGATAACATCAAAACACGGTTGCGTTCAGATCATAATTTTGGCGATCCAACGGGCAACCTTGTATGGCAAGGAGCAGAACCAGTTTTGCAAGCCCGTTACGGTGAACCTTCTACAGAAAAAGAAGGCGTTACAGAAATCTTTGCTGAGATACAATTTCCAGTAACACAGATGATCCAGGCATAAGGAGCATGATGAAGTACAAATACAATGGAACTGATGAACGCGTGTTTCCTAGCATTGGGAAAACTGTGAAACCTGGTGATGAGTTTGACGCACCTGAAGGTTTTGTTGCAGTAGATGTAATTTCTGCAAGCGCAAAGCCATCAGTTACAGAACCAACAAAACCAACAGAAACAACAACAACCGTGTCTGCCGCGTCAGACAAGAAACTAGGAGCGTGAAATAATGTCTGTTCAACAGTCCGTACGCTCGTACCTGGGAATTGCTAAAGAAGTAACCCGCGGTACGGCAGTAGCACCAACCGACTTCATTCCAGTAATGAAGGACAATCTCAAGCCCGTGGACATTGTTGATCCACTTTATGACACAGGGCTACGCGGTTCAAATGTATTGAATTACAATTACATTCCAGGCCGCACCCGTTCAACTGTAGATTTTGGTGGAGCAGTATTTGCAGACACCGTGGGCTATGCAATTGCAGGTGTTTTAGGATCAGTAGCAACTACTGGCGTTTCTGCACCTTACACTCACACAATCTCACTATTTAACAGCCTTGCATCAGGCGGAGATGTTCAGCCAATTTCATACACATTGACTGACTTCTATGCCGTAGATGTTCGCTCATACCCTGGTTGCCAGTTCTCTGACTTCTCACTAAAGTTCAACGCAGACGGCATGCTTGAGTATGATGCAAAAAGCACTGGTTTCCAGTCTGAAACTGTTTCAGATCCAACACCTACATTCTCAACAGTCCTACCTACACCAGTGTGGCGCGGTACTGTTTCAATCGGTGGATCACCTGTTTCAACTGCCATGACTGGCAACATTGACATGACACGCCCTGCAACACCTATCTATGGCATCTCAAATACACAAGATCCATACCAGGTATTTTTAGGGCCGCTAGAAGTAACAGGCAAGATTACATTTGTCATGGACAATGACACACAGTTACTTAATTTCCTTAACAACACACAGCCTGCTCTTGTATTTAACTGGGCTTATGGTGCTGGTGCTTCTGCGGTACAAATCCAGGCAACTCTTACTAAGGGCGCTTACACTACTGGTGTAATTGAACGCGGTGAAGATTTTGTACAGGTATCCGTGGACATTAACGCGCAATCAAACACAACTGATGCTGGTTCTTCAGGCGGTTTCTCACCTATCAAATGGGTGTTGCAGAACGCTAAGGCTTCAGGTACATACGCATAACTAGATCAGGGCGGCGGTGTGGTTGAGGGCGATTGCCTTCCCGCTCTCCCACACCGCTTGCTCTCCTTTTAGGTATGATTTAGGAAGGCAAACCAACAGGAGGCAACATGTCTAAAGAAGTAACGCTACCGTCAGGGGCAAAAGTAGTTCTTAAAGATCCAACAACTTTGCGTGTAAAAGACCGCAAAAATGTAATGCGTACAGCCGATAATGCAGTAGGCGGAGATTTAACAAAAGCGCTTGCATTAGGTGATGCACTCATTGCTATGTTAGTTGAGTCATGGTCATTTGATTTAATCCCGCCATCAATCAAACTTGAGTCTTTAGATGAACTTACAATGGTTGATTATGATGCTTTGGTAGAACACACAAAAGACGCTCAAAAGTATCTGTTCCCTAACCTGGCTGAAACGCCACAGACAGAGGCAGACCCAAAAGCAATTGGCGAGAACTCCAACGCCTAAAATGGTTACTTCAGGGTGGGGAAAGGCATGAAGCCTTTTCCTATCCTGATGAGCAATGGTATTACTACCAAATGGCAGAGCGGTTTGGTTGGACACCTGAACAGGTAGATAACTTGCCCGCTAGTACGGCAGATTGGTTAATAGCAATTGCTAGAACCGTTGATGAGGTGAAAACAGAAGGGTTATGAAATGGCTGAAATTGTCATCAAGAACCTTAAAGATGTTCTCGCCGCGATTGATGGAGCGGCTGAAAAGATTGAACAAGGCGCACAATTAGGAATTATGCGTGTTGGCCTTGCAGTTGAACGCCAGGCAAAATTAAACTTTCAAGGCACACGCAGTTATGAAAAGCGCACAAGTAAAAACGGCAGACCTTATTTAGTTATTACACCGCCAAAACATGTTGGCGGATCAGGCCCTAACACGGTTACAGGTAATCTAAAAAGATCTATTAAAACTACTTATCGTGTTGGCTTAGGTGTTTACACCGCTGAAGTTGGGCCAACAATGATCTATGCCCGTCAAGTAGAAAAGGGCGGTGGAAAATGGCCGCCAGGGGTAAAATACCCTTACTTAGAACCTGCGGCATTGATGCTATTGCGAAGTGGCAAAATCAACAGGATCTTTACAACCGCTGTTAAAGAGAAATTGGGGAGTTAATCATGGCTGATCTAATCCCCCCAATGTTAATTAAATTACAGGCAGATGTAGAAGGATTAAAAACAGGTTTAGCCCAGGCAGAAAATGCTTTGAAGGGTGTAGATAATTCTGTAAAAACAGCATCTAATGGCATGGCTAATTTTGCAACTAAAATAAAACAAATTGGCGCATCTCTTGGTATTGCTTTTGCAGGTACACAAGTTTTGCAATTTGGTAGAGATGTTATACAACAAGCGCAAGAAGCAGAAGCGCAACAACAGCGTTTGTATCAATTGATGAAAGTTGGCACTGGTGCAACTGATGAGCAGATTGCCGCACTTAACGCGCAGGCTGAGGCGCTACAAAAAGTAGGCGTAGTAACGGCTGGAAACATTACGCAAACGCAATCACAGTTGGCAACATTTAATTTGCAGGCTGACACTATTGAAAGATTAACACCTGCAATTCTTGATTATGTCACCGCTGAAAAAGGCGCTAACGCAAGCGCTGATGAATTTAAACAAATGACAAACGGATTGGCGCAGGCTCTTAACGGTAACTTTGGTTCTCTTACAAGAGTGGGCTTTGTGCTAGATGAGACTACAAAGAAACAAATTTCATCAGGAACAGAAGCGGAAAAATCTGCCGCTATTGTTGAGGTTTTAAATTCAACATACAAAGACTTTAACAAAGAATTGCGCAATACCCCTGAAGGCCGTATGCAAGTTCTTAGAAATGACTTTGATCAACTTAAAGAAGATCTAGGTAAAAAGTTATTACCTGCACTTAAAATAGTTACAGACTTTTTAACAGACAAACTTATTCCAGGGTTGCGCACATTTGGCACATTTGTTAAAAACAATGCAACAACTCTTATAGTATTAACTAGCGCAGTTTTAGGAGCGGTTGCCGCTTACAAGGCTTACTTAGCAATTCAAAAATTAGTTGCAATTACCACTACTGTTTTGAAGGTTGGGCAAGTTCTTCTCACAGGAGCAACGCTTGCCTCTATTGCTTCTACTAATGGACTAGCCGCATCAATGCTTGCACTCAATGCAACTATGCGAGCAAACCCAATTGGCATAATTATTACCGCTATTGCCGCTCTAATTGCAGGATTTGTTCTTGCGTATAAAAAGAGTGAGACATTTAGAAATGGTGTAGCAATTGTTGCTAAGGCTGTTATTGGTTTTGTAGCGTTAATGGTTCGCGCATTTGGTGGATTTATAGAAGTATTGGCTAAACTTCTTACAGGGCCAATGAGAACATTCTTAGGAGTTATCTCTAAACTGCCTGGCGTTGGTGGTGCGGCTAAAGCAGGATTGAAGTTACTCAATGATGGCATTTCAAGCGTTGGTGATTTTGCTGATAAAACCGCATCAAAAATTGAAGGACTAAAAGGCAAGGTAGATAGTTTTACAGCCGCGGCTAACAAGTCTGCCAAAACAGGTGAAGATGTTAAGAAGAAAAGTAGCGGCGGCACTGGTGGCGGTGGCGGTGGCGGTGGCGGCGGTGGTGGCCTTGATGAAAAGCAAAAAAAGAAACTTGAAGGCTACAAAAAAGATGTAGCAAAGATTTACAAGGACATGAATGAGGTTATTGCTGACGCGCAAGAAAAGGCTCAAGAAGTTCTTGAAAACCGCAACGAGAAAATGTTTGACGCGCACAAAAAGTATGATGAGCGCGTTGCAGATCTTAAAAAAGATTATGCAGAAACAATGGCTGAAGCGGAAAAGCGCAACGGTGAAGCGTTGGCAGAAGCGCAAAAGCGCAGAGATAAGGCTGAAGAACAAGCCCGTAAACGCCACACAGAGGTTTTATTAGACATTGCTAAAGATTATGCCAAAAAAGTTGCTGACCTTGAAAAAGGTTTAAATGACAAACTTGCAGACATTCGCAAAAAGGCGGCAG